AGCGAATCAATCCGTCAGGCGCACTTGGGCTGATGACTGCTTTTTTGGTTTAATTAAGATGAATTGCGGTAGCAGATCGAAAGCTGGAGCGGGAGGATCGTAGTTATCCACCCTTGGGGAACCTATGACTGAAAGGAAATCAATGTTTGAGAGTGGATTCGATAGATTCTGGGCAGCATGGCCAAAGTCATTCAGAAAAGGCGGCAAAGCAGCCTGCCTAGCAAAGTGGAAGAAGACCTACTGCGAAACGTGTGCAGATCAGATCATTAAGCACGTTGAGTGGATGAAAACAACCGATCAGTGGCGAAAAGACAACGGCGCATTCATCCCAGCGCCACTTGTCTACCTAAATCAGCAGCGTTGGGATGGGGCTGAGATTCCAGAAATCAAAAAGCCCCTCACAATGGAGCAAGAGTACCAGCAGCGCATTGCTAACACAGTCCCGATGCCTGACCACATCCGGGAGCGGCTGGCTCAGATCAGGCGGGGCGTATGAGCGCAAACGAAACCCAAGTTGCAGGGCAGCACTACAAAACCGAAATCCAGCCCTGGGATTTCATTGCTGCCAACAAGCTAGACTACTTTGAGGGCAACATAATCAAATACGTCAGTCGGTGGAGGGTCAAGGGAGGCGTAGAAGACCTACGCAAGGCCCGGCACTACCTTGATAAACTGATCGAAATGAATGTCAAACCATGACCCATGAGCAAGCCCAAAAAATCCTCGATAAAGTCCGCGAGGGTGTTGCCTACCCGGCCAGTATTGTGGATTTCGCCCTATTCCTCACCGGAGACATTGAGTCATATGAGGCGAACCGAGGCCAGGGAATGGGTCGAGAGATACAAACGCAAGGCCAGACAAGTTGGGGCAGAGCAGGCCAGGATTTGGTGGAGCGTAATCATTTCGGCCATCGAGCGTAAACGGGGCCTGGATGCTGCAATCGAACTACGGCGGCTGATGAACGAGGAGCGTAAAAAGTGACTTTCATGGTTCAGTTCCAGATTGACGCGCCACCAGTACCGAAGGGCAGGCCAAAGTTTTCCAAGATCGGCGGCTTTGTCCGAACCTACACGCCCAGGAAAACCAGCGACTATGAAACGATAGTGCGGCAAACTGCCAAGCAGGCAATGGGGCCAACTGAAGTCCTAGAAACGCCTGTAGCGGTCTATCTGTACATCAGGCTACCTATCCCTAAGTCCTACCCTAAAAAGCGCCTGGAGGCCTGTTTAAGGGGCTTGGAGAGGCCAACCAAGAAACCGGATATAGACAACCTAGCGAAATCGGTGTTAGACGGCCTGAATGGGGTGGTTTATGTTGACGATGGCCAGATCGTCAGCCTACATGTGACCAAGGTCTATTCGTCCGCGCCTGGGGTTGATGTGCTAATCAAGGAAGAGTTGCCATGAACCATGTAGCAAATTGGAAGCATCAATACCTAAAGCCTGGGCAGATAACAGCCGTGTACCCTGTCACTGGTGAGCCATTCGTGGGTAAGGTTGATCGAGTGCGGAAAAACAAGTACGGGCGCGTATCCTATGAAGTAAACGGCCGCATGGTGATGGCTGAAGAATTGTTCCCGGGTCAACAGCAGGAAAAGCTCAAGATACCTTACACGGCAAACTTGTAAACAGCCTATTAACAAAAACGGCCCCGTAGGGCCATTGTTACCGCTTGCCTAAGATGATCCTAAGCAGTAGGGCTAATCCAGCATAGAGCATACAGAGGCCTCGATTTGTTCAATGATGGTCGGATCAAGCACAGGCAGGATATCCAGACCGTTTATCTTGGCTGACATCAGGTAAGCCGCTGGAGGAAATGCTGGGCCGCAGGTTGGCGATTCTGGGTCAGTGTTGGCGGGTTCGCCAGGGTCATACTCAAGCTCACATTCAAGCTCGATGCCTGACCCAGCGTCATACGTGTGCTGGATGGTTCGCATGTCAAGCCCTCCAGACGAGCAGATCAGCGAAAAGCACGGCAATTGCCAGCAAGTAGACGATTCCAAGAATAATTCGATGTGCCATGATTAATCCTTTCCTGCTTCAATTGATTCAACAAACCATTCGGCATCCGTGCCCCATGAGCCATCAGTGGCAAGCTCATCCCAGGCTAAAACTTCTGCCTGATCTTCATTGTCTGCTTCGATTGTCATGGTGACATAGGAAACCCGCTTCAATTCCACTTGATAGGTTTTCATTTCTGGCCTTTCAAAAGATCAAAGAATGTGTGCATGGCGCATTTGTCGCACTTGATAGCGAATTGACCGCGCCCCAATGGATAGCCCATGTCCTGAGTTTTGGCAGGGTTCAGGGGTGACAGGCAGGAAAAGCAACCCCATCGGGCCGCAATTCCTGCCGATTGATAAGCAGGGAATGTAGGGTTATGCATTGCTAGGCTCTGCAACAGGCTTGCGTCCTGCTTTTAGAATCTTTTCGGCTGCACCAAAAATGCGTTGAGCAGTTTTGTCGCTGATGCTATCGCCCTTTAGCCATGCTTGGATATAGCCCCGGCACTCATGCAACCCAGGCAAGCCCAGGATAGAGCAGCAAATGTAGGCTACTGACTCTGCTTCAACTTCTCGGATATCCCTGGGCGTACGCTCAGAATCGGACAGTTGACCCTCGGATGTATGGCCCAGGATAACGTGCGCCAATTCATGGAATCGGGTTTTATGCGGCAGGGCTGCAACAGGGTTAACGGCTATGCACCTACCCTTAGCAAACCCTTGGCAATTGCCGTCCGGATGCTCGAAAGCCACTTGAGTTACATCTAAGGCAGGCAGGGCTAATGCTGCATTCCATTCAGGGCTAGGCGCATCATGAGCATAGTCTGCGCCCTCGGTTTGATCTAGGACAAACCAGTTATTTTTAAGCACGAAGGCTTGGAAGCACTCTCCCGTTTTCTCGCCCTGAGCATCTTTTTTATTGATTGTGACCGGCATACAAAGCTGGATAGCCTTGCTCCCCTTTTTGACATTACGTCCCAGGGCTTGCCAACGCTTAAACGTAGCAATCGGGCCAATGGGTATTTCACGGCCAAGGCACTGAGAGTAGGCTAGCATTTGATTGCCTACGCTGTAGGCGTGAAACGCGCTGTAGGCTTGCGAAATGATTCCAGGCTTGTTGACTGCATCCGAAAGCAGAGCAGACCAGTTAACAGTGTTTGACATATAGAAATGCTCCAAATAGACCCCGAAGGGCATTAGTGCAACAGCGCACCACATAGCACCCAGTGGATGCTACAGGGTAGGCTGTTAGATTTGACCCTCTTCCCGGGCCTTGTCTACAAAACGCACCCATTCTTCAGATTTGCACACGCGGTAGCCGTTTCGCTTCGCTTCGGCTTTCAAGTCTGAAAAGTAATGCTCGAATTTTTCGCGCAGTTTTTCAACAGCGACAGGGCAAGGATTGCTAGTTGTCATGGCGAACCTCACTCAACAGCTACGATTGCGCGAGCATCAAGCTGCTTGCTAGCTATGTCGTGCATAGTCCAGCAATCACGGCCCCCCCAATAGGCAGCTTCCTCGTCATCAGAAACGATTTTCTTAACCTCGCCAATAATGAGAGTGTTGCGGATCAAATCAGACCCGCGCGGGAACTGGTAGAAAATCCAATTCTTGAAGAATGCTAGGTACTCTGTACGCGTGCTTTTCATGATGTTTCCTTAAGAGACCGCCGTGCATTGTGCTTGCGGGTTGACTAGAATTGTCAAGGAAACTAAACGCCCCTAGAATAGGGGAAACCCTTAGAAAAGCACTGATCGTTTATACAGCAGGTTAGCCAACACTTATGCCAAGGCCATGCACCCAAAATGTTCGCGTATTCCGCCGCGAATTGTCAGATGAACAAAGGAAAATCCTACTTGCAGCAGGTGACGGTGACACCACAATCGGCTTCAATGAGTGCCTAGCACTGTGGGCCTCAATCCACGGGCTAAAGGCCAGTTTAATCCTCAATGTTCCACGTGAAACAATCAAGAGGAAAAGGAAGAGCAAGTACCCGGAAGAGGCACCCTCTGACTCCCTCGCACCTCATGCAGATTCTGCATAACCCTATGCAACATCAGCATCAGGGATAACCCTACTATCGTTAACCCTATGAGGGTTTACCCTGTGCGGGTTTGCCCGGATTGTGATAGGGGGGGGAGGGTCGGGGTGGGTGTGTAAAAATTTTGTGGTGCCTCCGTCCCTCCGAAAAAGTCAATTTGACCTTGATGACAAGCGACCACGCCTGCTAAAAAAAGAGAGGAGAAAGAGTAGAGACCCGTAAATGGGTAGTCCTCTTG